GACGTGGCTGTACTTCTCGGGGTCGCGCGAGCGGTCGTATTCCATCTCGGCCTTCAGCTCATCCGGGAACCACGGGTTGTCCGTGTAGTTCACCTCCCGGATGATCGAGTCGGGCGGCGGAACCTCCCCGCGGAGCAGCGCATCGACCGGATCGCTCGCCTGGTTCGGGTTCCAGGTAAACCAAAGCTCGGACCCGCCCTTCCGCATCGTCGGTCGCAAGAGGTCGAGACTGCGCTGGCTTAGGCTCTGCGCCTCCTCAACCCACGCGCAATCGTAGCCTTCAAGCGACTTGATGCTGTCCGCCGTGTGGTTCTGCATCCCCTGGAAGATGATCAGTCCGTCGCCGTGCTTCGACTTGATGACCGACTCCTGAACCTCGAAGTAAGCGCCAGCGCCCATCTGCTCAATCTTCAGCTCGAGCAGGCGCTTGACCGACTGCGCCAGGCTCTTCTGCACCTCGCGCACGCAGACCGTGCGCCGCCGCTGGTCCATCAGATGCGCCTCGATGACCATCTCGGCGAAGAAGTGCGACTTTCCAGAGCCTCGACCGCCATGCGCGCCCTTGTAGCGGGACGGTTGCAGGAACGGGAGGCCCCATTCGGGGGTTTGGATCTGGAGCGTGCTCAACGCTTAATCACGCGCTCGATCTTTCGGATCTCAATCGGCGCGCCATCAACGCCCGTGTGCTCGTGGTGCTGAACCTCCTTCCATCGCATCTGCGTCTTGCTCCACCAGATCGCCGCCGCCGTATCACCGGCCATGACCTTCTGGAACAGCGTCTTGCCGACCTGCCCGTTTGCCTTTGCCTTGCCGGACATCAGCTCTTGGGCGAAGTGCTTGCGCAGCGTGTCGGCGTCGATGCCGTCGCGCACGAGCACCGCGATCTGCTCAAAAGGCAATCCGTAACCTGAAAGCGCCTCGACCTGCTTTCGCTCAGCGTCAGTCGGCTTAAACGGCGGCTGACCTGCGCCTGGACGCGCTCCGCCGTGCCCGTTTGTCTTTTTTACATCCGAAGTTTCAAGTGTAGGCTTCTTTGTTGCCATTGCTAACCTCCGCGAAAGGTTGTCCAGTTTCTGCGTGTGTTGCTTGCTTGCCAGTGTAGTCCTGCCAGCGCTTGATGATCACGTCGCAATACTTTGGGTCGAGTTCCATCAGGCGAGCCACGCGCCCGTTCTTCTCGGCAGCAATCAAGGTCGTTCCAGATCCGCCGAAGGAATCAAGCACGATGTCGCCGCCCTTGGTGTTGTTCAGCAGTTGGTACTCAAAGAGCGCCACCGGCTTCATGGTCGGATGCTCACCATTCCTGCTGGGACGGTCAAACTCAATGATGGTCGTCTGCTTGCGGTCCGCTGCCCAAAGATGTGCCGCGCCTTCCTTCCAGCCATAAATGCAAGGCTCGTGCTTGAAATGGTAATCCTTGCGCCCCATGACCAAGCTGCTTTTTTTCCAGATCAGAATCTGGCTCATCTTCCAGCCTGCGTCTTTCACTGCTCCAGTGAAGTTGTAGGTTTCGACGTCTGCGTACCAAATGTAAAAGACCGCGCCAGGTTTCATGACCGTGTCGGCCGCCGTGTAAGCATCACGCAAAAAATGCCGGAATTGGTCGTCCGACATTTTGTCGTTCATGATCTTCAAGCCGTTCTTTCGGTTCGGGTCGCCATGGTTTCCACCCTGCACAGCCACGTTGTAAGGCGGGTCGGTCAGCCACATGTCCACCAGTGTGCCCTGAGTCAGCTTGGCCAAATCATCGACGCTCGTCGAGTCCCCACACATCAACCGATGCCGCCCAAGCAGCCAAACATCCCCGAGCTTGGTCACCGGCTCCTCTGGCGGCTCCGGCACCTCGTCCTCGTCAGTAAGCGCCGCTGGAACCTCCTCTGGCGTCAGCGCCGCGATCTCCTCTGCGCTGAACCCAGTTAGCTCGAGATCAAAGCCAAGCCCTTCAAGCTCGCCGAACTCAAGCGCTAGGAGCGACTCATCCCATCCTGCGTTCAGCGCCAGCTTATTGTCCGCGATGACGTAGGCGCGCTTCTGGGCGTCGGTCCATCCTGCCGCGACAATGACGGGAACCTCTGCCATGCCGAGCTTACGCGCCGCCATCAGGCGGCCATGCCCTGCGATGACCTGCTCGGTCTCGTCGATCAAGATAGGCGTCGTCCATCCCCATTCTTTGATGCTGGCGGCGATCTGCGCCACCTGGGCGTCGCTATGCGTGCGACTATTGCGCGCATACGGGATCAGCTTCTCAACCGCCCGCTGCTCAATCTTTTCAGGGTGCCGCGTCACCGACCACCTCAATCAATTTATCAAGATAATGGCGCGCCTTATGTAGATCCTGCACGCCGCCCTTGTCCTGCCATCTGCAAACGTATTTTACAACGTTCCCCTCAAAAAATCCGAGCCCGTTCGCCGCGATGAAGTCCCACGGCTGCATGGGCTTGCTTTTGTAGTGATCCCCACCGACCTGGTGGGAGTTGGGGTCGTTGCTTCCCTCATCCGTTTTGCGCCGCGTCAAAATTCACCTCTCTTTTCCGCCGAATGGTCACGTTTCAAATTCTTGCCTATCTCTCGCATAAATTATACTCCCCTCTCCCCAAATCCCCCGCATATCGGTCCCCCTACTCCCCCTACACATAGTGTGTAGGGGAGGGGCGGGGGATTTATCCGCTATTTTGCCCCGAATCCCCCAGTACCCCCTAGGGGGATCAGGGGAATCAGGGGGACACATTTTTTGACGATCTTCGCAACATCATTGCGTTTATCTGCGTCTCGTTAATGAACAGCCAGCCATGCTCAAACGCCTGAATCACGCCCGCATTCAGCAACGGCGCAATGTATCCGTCCTGCCTCGATGGCTCTGTTTTGTTCCTGGCGGTGCGCTCTGAAGTCCCGTCGCTTATCAAAATTTCACGCAACCCTGATCGCGTCAGATAGGGAAAACCGTTCCTTTGTTCCGCCCCTGTTTCCAGCCAAGCGCGCTCCATTGTGCGCAGGCTTTCGTCATACTTTGACGGCTTCTTATGCGGCGCTTTGTCCTCCGCATCGTCGTCGTTTACCGCCACGCACGTCGTCGCCGGCGACCCGAATTTCGTCGTTCCCATCTCGATGACTTCGAGCTTGAAGTAGATCACGTCACCCTTGCTCGGCAGCTCTCGCTGCTTCGTGATGGTGACGGATCGTGCGCCGTCTTTCTCGACAACCTCAAGCTCGGTATCAATGTGCGCGCGGATACCAGACCAGCCACGAGCGCCTCGAGCGGCGTCCTTGCCGGTATGGTGGATAATCATAACGGCGGCGCCTGTTGCGGCGGCAACCTGGTCGAAGCGCGCCATGACCGGCCCCATATCCTCGCCGCTGTTTTCGTTTGCGCCTGCGCTCATGCGCGCCAATGTGTCGCCAATAATCAAACGAACGGGCTGTCCTTTCAGCTCCTGAACGGCGCGCACCAGCTCGATCACGTCGTGCGCGTCTTGGTCTCCCGTGTAGAAATTCATCGGAACGGGAACCATCGCCAGGCTTTCTAGGCTGCACCCGTGATAGCGCTTGATCGCCTGCATCCTCGCTCGGATGCTGCCGGGCGATTCGCTGGCGAGGTAAATCACAAGTCCTGGATCGGTCTTTCGTCCGTAGCAAACATCGCCGTTTGCGATAGCGGTAGCGACCGACATCGCCCAGAACGTCTTGCCCGAGTTGCTGTCGCCATAGATGACGGTCAGGCTCCTGCTAGTAATCAATCCCTCGACCAGTTCATCCGGCGCCTCGTAATCATCCGGCAACGCATCGCCAAAGACGACGCGCAGCTTATCTATCACGCCAGAGTCGGACGATTTTGCGAGCAACGCGCGCAGATCGTGGCCAGCCTGCGCGTAGTCGTTCGCGTCCATTCCCTCGATCGGCGGAACAATCACGCGAGCGCCGCTCTTCGCCGCCGCTTGGTCGGCATACTTTTTCCCGATGCCGTTTTTGTCGTGATCGGCGACGATGACGATCTCCTGCGCAATGCCGTGCATCTCGCGCAAGCTCTCAACAACGGCGGGCAAGCTGCTGGCGCTGAAGGCAATAAAGCACGGCCTTTCCGTCGTCTCGTGGATCGTCGCCGCGGTGGCGAATCCTTCTGAGACGTAAATCTCGCCCGCGCCGCCAGGCGTTCCGACAACCCAGAACTTGCCGCCAGCCTCGCCGCCTTTATGGAACAGCTTTCCGCCGGCGGGGTCGATGTATTGCAGCGAGCACAAACGTCCGCCTTTATCGAGCAACGGCAGCAGCAAGCGACCATCGGGCGCAACTCTCGTGTCGTGCGCCTTGATCCCCTTGCGCACCAGGTACGGATGATCGTCAGGCGCGGGTTGTGCTGACGCCCATATCTGCTCTGCCGTTTCTGCCGCCACCTGTCGCTGCGCCTTCATCTGCTCATCGCGCAGCGCCTTGGCGGCAGCCATGCGGCGGCTGTGTTGTATTTCCTCAAGCGGCGTCAGCTTTCGCCCGATATCGGCACGCCACATAACATCGAGCCCGCTTTTCCAGCATCCGAAACGCCCAGCGGGAATGCCATCGCCGAAGGCGATGTACCAGCCGGAATCGCTTTTGCCGTCCGGCTTCCAGCGCTGCATTCCTTCGTTGAATTTGATTTCGTCCGGCGGGTCGAGTCCTGCATCCCGGATTGCATCAATGAACTGATGCTCCATCGGGATCGGCACCTTCTCCGCTGGCGGCGACCAAGGTCCGCCAAAAATACCTGAAAGATCAGCCATTTACGCTCTCATCTTCTGCCTTCAGATCCCCTTTTGTTTTTACTTCCAGCTCATACTGCCGCGCCATCGGCGGGTACTTGCCCCACCGACTGATGACGTGCGGCCAGATGTCGAGCGCCTGGGCAAGCGCCTTCTTGGTTCCGTAGAACTTTATCGCCTCATCTGTTGTCATTCCTGATTTACCTTTTATTGCATCATCTAGGTGTTGACACAATAATCGAGAGCCTATAGGATTTCAACCATGCGCGAACGGATTCGCCGACGGCGCAGGAAGGAGACACAAAATGACCATCATCAACGCAGCAACCTTCGAAAT